TTCATAGGTGTTAGGTCGGGAGCATAGGGGCTTAGTGGGTTAGTTGGGTTAAAATCGCCATTCTGATCTACGATGCGTAACGTTAACTGGCCTGTTTGGAATTGATCGAATAAAGGATTACGGCCTCTGGTTGTTTGTATAAAATTGATTTGATTTGATACGTCAACAATGATGGCTGCTGAGTCTTCTAATATGTTTACGTCTAATATGCCAGTATCTAAGATCATCGCCTGGGCAAAGGCTGGCCCAGTAGAGAAGTTAATATAAGCGTTAACTATTGGTACTGTCATTGGAAAGCAATCGAGCCAGCAGGTACTAATGCTCCATTACCAAGTTTAGTAATTTGACCTAAAGCATTTTGTATGTAGATGCTTAGGTCTTGCTCGCTAGTTAATACTGCGCCTGTATTAACTGTTACCTGTGGTACTACTGTTGGTGCTGCTGCTGCGGCAGCTGTTGTGGCAGCGGATGGTAATTGCCCTGGTACTGCGTATTGACCAGTTTGTGCAAAAAATGCATCAGCCTGTGCTTGTAATCTTGAAGACATAGCAGCCATAGCCCTTGCTCCACTTACAGTGTTGCCCATAGCGATTGATTGCTCGTATATGTTTTTAAAGATTTGATCGTACTTATTAGGCATAGCATCTAGCGCATTAGCAGCTTTGGTAGCACTATCGGCTAATACATCGGCAGCTGTCTTAGCGTTTAACTCTGCGTTGTATTTCTTAGCCAAAGCCTCGTTATTATCTAAAATGGCTAACTTAGACTGGATGCGTAATTTAGTTTCAGCATCGGTAGCCTCGCCTAGTGCCTTCATTAAGCCTATGCGCTCTAAGTCAAATTTCTCAGATAGTTTGTCAACCTCGGTCTTTGCCTTTAATTGCGCATTTTCTTGTTTGCGTAAAGTAGTTGCAGCTTGTAGGGCTTTAGACTCTTTGCGTAATTGATCCAAGTAAATACGGCTGGCTGATCTGCCTTCTCGATTAGATGGTGCAGTCTGGGCTCTTTGCGCTGCGCCTATCTCTGAGAATCCTGCAAGGTAAGCACCTAATACTGGGATATTCTTAACATCAAATAAAACGCCACCGACTTTGGTATTGCCTAGTTTTTTTAATTCGTTGACTAGGACTGCTATACCAACTACGGCATCTGCCGTGCTCTTTGCAAAATCATCCATTAAATTTGTTGCACTACTAATGCTGGTGTCTTTGCCTAATAATGACAGCGCATCTAGTAAGCCCTTACCAATAGTCTCTCTAGCATCTTCGGCTGCGACTGTAAGTAAACCCATCTTGCCTGCATAAGTATCTAATCTAGCTGCTGCTTGGCCTGCAAACTTTTTATTAAGTTCGCCCATAATCTTGTCCATATTGCCAGTCTTTAGCGTGGCCTTGCTTATGCCTGCACCTAACCTGCTAAGACCTGTGGTGTTACCACTAAAGCCACGTGTTAAGGCTGCGCTGACCTCAGTAAGAGACTTGCCTGTGGCTGCGCTTATGTTTAGTGCTGTCTGTAAAGCATCTTGGCTCTTAGTAATAGACCCTGTAGCTGTAAGTAATTGCTGGAATGCTGGGCGTAACTCATCATCCAGTACGCCTGTTAATTTTTGTAGGTTGCCTATGTAATTTTCAACACCTGGCGCACTAAATTGGAATCCTGTATTTCTTAATTGCACTTCTAAAGACTTAGCGGCCTTTTCATCGGCCATAAATGCAGCGACAGCCTTTTTGCTAAATTGTAATAATCTTTGTGCTGCAAAAACGCTAGCAAAGGTTTTACCCAGCTTCTTTACTTGTTCATCAAATACAGATATTTCTTTCTTGCCTTTTTTAAGTGCCTTGCCATTAAAGGTGGCTAAGGCCGAGACTACTATATTGGCCATTATGCAACCCTTTGCTGTGTAGTTTTGTTAAAGTGTGTGGCAGTAGCGTTAATCGCTTTCTGTATTGCTTCATAAATTCTAGGACTATCTTCTGCCCAAGCCTTGTAAACCAAGCGGCCTTTAGTTTTGCGACCACCACCTCGCATACCTACGATCTTTGGCTGTGAAGTTACCTTAGGTAATGCAGCTATAAATTGCTGGCTAGCAAATGGGTTACTTGAATTAAACTCTCTAAATGCTTTGCTCTTAGGAGAATTTAATGTATATGTACCGCTTGCGCCTTTAGATGGTGTCATCTGAAATGGTGCTCTACCTTGTGGGTTTAAGCGACCTGCTACTTCATAAATTGCGCCAGGGCGACTAGCATTGTAAACAAAATTGTAAACTTTAAAGCCATTAGAAAATGTTTTATTTTGTCCAGAGTTATAGCCAATACCTGCCCTAACCACACTGGAATCATACTTAGGGAATTTACCTGTGCCTGTGCCTGCCTTTGTCCAGCCTGACAATACGTCTGTGTTTGCTGGCACAAAGCCTTTAGCCTTGCTAGCCACGCCACGCATTAAAGGATCTACAGCTGCGACAACACGTCTACGCATATCCATATCAATAAAACTCAAGCCCTTTAGGACATCTTTAACGCCTACGACCTCTACTGGCATTTCGGATCTCCTTAGCTCTGTCGGTTAGCACTTGTATGATTGCGGCATACATTTCGCTATCCATATCAATAAACTCTCTAGGCGGTATCCCAGTCTCTACGCTCAGCTGTGCGATGCTGTAAAGGATTGAAGACCGCTCAGTTATTTTTTTTCTTCGTCTAATACCTCGACAGTATCTAAGCTGTCAATAAACTCATCAAACGATAGAGATACCTGAGCGCCAGCCCTGCGTAAACATTCCCAAGCTAACCAGAATATATCTGATTGCTTCTCATCTTCACGCAAGGCTTTGCTAATTCCCATACCTCGTTTTAACTCGAAAGCGTACTCGACACCTGGTGTTATCTTGTGCTCTGATACTTCACCATTAGCCCTTGTTATCTTTAGCTTTGCCATTATTACTCCTTAGTTAGAATGCCACCGATGGGGACACTGTTACTGCGGAGTTTACTGTAAATGTGATAGATGAGGTAGCAATTTCAGCCACGCCACCTTGACCGATTGGGGTTAGGTTGTTTACCAACACTGAGAACTGATAAGTAGGGTTAGCGGCTGAGACTGTTGTGCCTTTAACAGTAATTACTGATATTGCCAAAGTTTGTCCAAAGGCTGCGTTTAGTGTCTGCATTACTTGGCTTGATGCCCACTCGTTTAAGAAGTCAATAGTAAATGTTGCTGATTGTAGACCTGCAACAAACTTATGTGCGGTATCGCCCATCGCTGTTACTTCTAGTTCGTCTACGATCTGATTGATTACAGCGTTAGTTACATAAGCGCTGATATCGATTGAAGGTACTGTAGGTGCAGCAGCGGTAGCCAACTTAACACCAACGTTATTATTTAAATAGATTGCCATTGTTATTCCTCATCTTTCTTTGTTTGTGCAGTTGGTTTTGGTGCTTCTTTGATCTGGCCTGTCTTAATTAAGAAGGCTAAGTCTTCTGATTGTGTGCTCATTTTAACTCCAGCTCGTTAGGATTGATACAGTTATTTCTGATGTTAATAAATCTCCACTAGCTGCATTGGTTATAGCTGGAGCGGAGACACTTGATATGTTGTAAACCAGGGTAGATGCCGCTAGTTTAGTTACTACTGCCACAATAAAATTCTCTATGCCTAATAGGTTGCCTTGATTGTCAAATGCGGGTGTGGTTACTAAAATCTTAAAATTAGCCAGGGGTGCGATGCTTGTTTGGCTATTATTGCTTGGCACGATGTAGGGGTCTGAGGGAGTGACCACCACGCTGTTTGCAAGCAAATTGCTGGGCGGAAATGCAAAGGTTGACCATACGCCATTGTTTGTTAAAGCTGTTGCTAGTGTGCCACGTAGGGTCGAGATCGCTGCCATTAGCCCACCAGTGATGCTGGACTTGAATACGGCTGGATGAGACCACGCACTCGGTTAATCAGCTGATAACCCATCCGATAGGGGCTGGCAGAGATCCCATCCATACCGACCCCACCAGTCTGGCTAACTTGTCTTGCTTGCCAGATGTCTACAGCAACGATCATCGCTGCCTCACGTATTGCTGGGGTTGTCGCATAAGATTGGGTTTTGTGATCTGAACCAGTAACTAATCCATAAGGTACTACCTTGTGAAATGTTTGGTTTGCAGCTGTCTTGTTGTATTGCACAAATGAATAACCATTAGGGTAATTGACTTGGCCATAGTTATACATAAATACTGGGATCAGGCTAGTAGTGCCAGATGTAGGTGGAATTGTGCCAGTGATTGTGTGCGTGCCATTAAATGTGGCACCGCAAGCACTTACCACTATTGATTGTGTCGCAGCGAATGCGTTTGGATTAGCAAGCATAAGTGTTGCCACGTTATCTTGTAATGATGTAGCTACTACTGGGGCAGTGTTAAACCATAGATATTGGTTAATTAAATCTTCTGCAGTTTGGCAAACTTCTTCTACTGTTGCATCGGTATACAAAGTGCCAATTCCAAGATTCGAGCGTAATTCAGCTGTAGTCACGTAAACGGCTGGCATTGTATTCCTCTCTTAAAAACTCCCCCAGGGCTAGGGCTACTAAACCCCAGGGGATTACTTATTGATTAACGGGTCTTATCAGGTCTTCTTGTACTTCAAGATTCCGTTAGGCATCTTGGCGATTGTTGCCATATATCCGTAGATAGCAACCTGAACCTGCAAATTCGAGACAACATTCACGCTCATAAAATTTTGGGCGGAACGATATACAGTGAATGCCTCTGGTGCAAGGATAATTGCTGAATCATCATCAAATGTTGTAGCTGTGAAGTTCTTGTCTACGTATAGATCAAGTCCTAGCACGTTACCACGAATAGATGATGGTGTAACTTGTCCAGCTGCGTTCATTGGTTGTAACGCATTAAATACTGGGCGCTTTGTTGTATCTTGTGCACCAATTAACGCACCCCACTGTGCTGGGTTAGCGATGTAATTCTGCGCAAAGTAACCTGTATTTGTGTAGATAGTGCGTGCGCCTTCTGTTGCGAATGCAACAATACCATCAAGGTCTGCAGTTGTATTTGTACCATTAGCACTTGCTTGGATCAAAGCTGCTAATACA